ATGTGGGATGTAAATCGATTATTTTTATTGGTGTGTTGAAAAGTTTTATTTCATTGTTGGTATCAACTATACCTAATATTTCATCGTTGTCTTTTACGATACCAGCTATGTTAAGTTTGGGTGTTATTGGTGGTAATCTTTTTGGGACTAATTGACTATTTATTGTATTTATAATTTCTTGTTTTTCTTGTGTGTATAGTTTTGATTTTATAGGAATAAAATCGTTTTGCAATGGGTTAAATAAAATAGTTATGTGATCATCGTTTCCAAGCATTTTTGATTTCTTTATTTGTTTTTCTACTAAACGTTGATCTTTTTCAGATATTCTATCAATTTTGTCTAATATTAAATGCAATGAATCGAATGGGTCTTCTACTATAGGTAATTTTCTGGTGCTATGAATAGGTTTATATAATTTATACTTTTTACCACGTTTGTCAATATATCCTATTATTTTATTATTGTGTTTAATAAATGCTCTTATATATCCGTGTTTAAAAGTTTTAGGTATATTTATAAAATTAGATGAAGGGTATACTATATTCGGATATAAATGCAAAATTCTTTCCAAACATTTTTTAGCCGTTTTTACATCATATAGGCATTTATGTTTATCTACTTGATATCCTAATGATTTTAGATTTCGAAATGTTTTAGCACGAGATTTTATCATTCTTCCAGTTATAGGATTTATGAAAAATCTGGGTTTGGATTCATTCATTTCCATAATTTCTATATATAATAATATATATAAAAATAATTTAATAATAACTTTAATCAATTAAACAAATTGTCTTATCTTCAGATAATTCTTTTTTCAAATCCTGATCTTCATCCGATTCTAATTCTGATCCTGATCCATTTAATACAAATGTGGAAATGTTATCGTTGATATCGCAGTTAGTTGTTTCATATTTTTCATAAAATGCTTTACTTTTTAATCTATGGATTGAGTCCTTATATTTTTCAAAGTATTCTTTTTCTTTTTGAAGATGTATAATTATTTCCCAGGTTTTTTTAATGTCGTCTCTTATATTTGCAAACCACGTTTTACTTCTTGCAACTCTTTGATTATTATATTTTGTAATAAAGTAGTAAGTGGGTATTAAGGTGTTATCTTTTTTTAAATTTTCATTTTTCCAATTAATGTATTGGTCAGTTTCTACAATTGAAATTGGTGGGTAAATGAATTTGGGATCAGGACCACTGTTTGCAATTTGTAAAACAATACCTTTTGCTTGTTTACCTACTAATTCACATTCTATAAATTGTTGTTCTGACTCTATTTCTTCAATCTCACATTCAAAAAAATCACAAAAATCTAGGTCTGTTACCTCTAGTTGTATCTGTGTCTGGACCCAGTAGTGTATTGGAACCTGTGTTTCATCTATTTTACGACTTTTCGGGCATTTTATTTCCAACATTATTCCATCTGGTGTAATACCATCAGGACTTGCTGCTAACCATTTTAAACGAGGATGTGGTAACAAACCAAATTCTATAACAGTTGTGTTATTTAGTTGACAATACAATCTGTTAGCAACTTCTTCATATTTTTTCCCCCATAATGTATAAACTGAATCTTTAAATACATTTTTCCCATAAAATGCTGAGCATTTTTTTATAATGTAATCTTCTTTAGTTTCGTAATGATTAAGTGGTTCAGTGTCTTTATACTTGAAAGTTTTGATATCAAATGCTTTTACATATTCTTCGCACATTCGTTGTGATTTAAATAAACAACTAGCTGCTTCACTTGCCGTTACACGAGTATGTCGAGCAGCATACCATTCTGGTGTCCTTTGTTCTGGTTGTGGTTTCTTTTGAAGTGTCTTTACTCGATTTCTTAAACGTTTTAAACGAATTTCTTCGTCGTCTTTATTACCTTCCATATTAATATACTACTTTGTATTATATTCAGTTTGTTTTTAAATACGTTTCGTTTAGAATATTCGTTCAAAATATTATTTAAAAATAATTTTATTATAATATTAATAAAAATATTACATTATGAACCAAATAGCGCCTAAATCAATAAATTTTAGTGAATTAGTAAAGACTAGTAACACTACACTTTCATTAAACGTACAGGATCGTTTAGTTGACAAATTAAACACCAATTTTATAGATGATGAACAACGGTGGTACGTAGCAAACTTGTATATGTTTATGAATTATCACGCAACTAATGACTATCCAATCAATTTAGAACACGTATTTAAGATGATTGGATTTGCCAACAAAGGAAATGCAATGAAAACAATTAAAAGTAACTTTACAGAAGGTGAAGATTACAAAACTTTGCTTTTCCGTAGGGACGAGCAAAAAAAAGATGAAAATAGAGGTGGACATAATAAAGAAGATATTATGTTGAATGTAGATACATTTAAGAATTTATGTATGTTGGCAAAAACAGATCGAGGTAAAGCAATAAGAAAGTATTATGTAAAATTAGAAAATGTATACAACGAAATCATAATAGAAGAAATGGAACAAAATAAAAGACAATTACAAGAACAGCAACGAACAATCAAAAGGTTAGAGAACAAACCAGAAACAGAAGGTTTTGTAAAAACACCAGGATATATTTATTTAGCGAGTGATAAGGACAAACTTGGTCATTACAAAATAGGTTTAAGTAACGATCCAAATAAAAGAATTATCAGTTTAAATTGTGGATCCAGTACAAATTCTGTAGAAATTGTAAAAACATACAAGAGTAAAGATACTGTATTGTCTGAAAAAGTTATACATTCTGTATTAAATGCTCATAGAATTAGAAAACAAAAAGAATGGTTTTATATACAGAATGACGAGTTATTAACTTTCTTTATAAAAACTATACAATCTTGTATTGATTTCACTGATGCATATACATTTAATAACCTGGAAGAAGAATTACAATCTATTAAAACAACATCTGATATAAATGTAAATGGATGTAAACCTGTAAAACTTTTGGAACGATCAGTTCAAACAGATATTGCAGCTGTAAATCAGCCCGAATTACAAACCGAAGATAAAGATGAAGTCGTATTCAAAAGATTTTTAAATGATTCTTGTATAGTAGATGGTTTAGAGTACGTTTCAATAAGAGAATTAGTATATCAATATAAAACGTGGAGTAAAATAAACAGTTTGTTTAATTATAAAGATTTTGAACAATATATAACAGGGAAATTTGTTGTTAAAAAAATGTTTAATAAAATGTTTAATTGTGACATGAGATGTGTAGTTGGTATAAATCTTAAACGCTCATTTTACACGTTTGATTTTAAAGAACCTATTTCAGATTTTGAAAACTTTTTAATGAATAAATGTGTAAAACTACCAACTGCTAAATTAAATAGAAGTACATTAAGAGATTCATATGAAACATGGTGTAGTGAAAATGGTAAACATATACCTAAAAAAGGTGATATAGATCTTTTGTGTAAATTTTTAGACAAGCACTTTTTTAAAGATTATTTTTACGAAGGTACTTCAAGTTATCACGGATGGTACGGTATTACAATTAAGGAGAATGTATTACGAGGTACTGGTATAACATCTACTTTATGTAAACGAGTAGCAATATGTAAAGTACACAAAGACGATCAAAAAACAATATTACAAGAATGGAATTCTCAAAAGGAAGCGTCTAGGGATTTAGGTGTTAAAACAAGTACTTTAAAATATCGTCTTGATAATAAGAGTATATTCAATGATGTTTATATATTAATCAGAAAAAATAATATTTTATAATTTTTTATATATTCACATTTTTTTTATATATTTGCATTTTTTTTATATATTATATATTATATATTGATGGGTTTTTATTCAGTGAAACCAACGCCATTTACTTTAGAAGATTTAGTTGATATAAAGATTGATGAATCTAAAGAACAGACTACAGGTTGTGGAGGTTTTCCAGGTAATACGACAGGTGATTTATGGAATGCTGGATTTCGATATCCGCTAAACGGTGAATTTGATTGGGATAGTAATCTAGGTAGTGAGTGTTGGACGTGTACGAATAATTGGGGAGAGGAGTGTTTTAATGCAGGGGCTGGCGGAAGAGGTGGACGTAGAGGTAAAATAAAGAGAAAAAGTTATAAAGGTGACATATTAGGTTGTTGTCTTAATAATATAAAAAACCCAGGTGCTCATAAAATAGTAGGTGATTATACGTGTGATCCGAAATATAGAACCCCTACAAATGCAGAATGTAGAACCAAAATAACTACTTTTTGTGGCGATGGCGATAAAATCGTAACGGATGAGAGGTGTATAGCTTTAGCGAACTCTGATGCAACAACATTTAATACATTAATGGGAGAATATTGTAATTCTAGTGATACAAATGCAAAAGGAGATAAATGTATAAATTGGTGTAGTAGTAACAGTACTTCTTGTACAAGATTAAATACAATACAAGGTTGTGAAAAATATGGAATAACAACAGGTTGTTCATCTGCAAAAATTACGAACGTAAAAACACAATGTCAAAAATATGGCATGTTAAGCGAACAAGGGATGAGTATAGGAGATTACGCTTGTACTACATCAGGTATAGAGTCTTTACAAGCAGACTGTGAATTATATGATTTAATAGATGGAGAAGATTGTACTGCAACTGGTATAAGTAATGCTAAAGTTGCAAAACAATCACAAAAACAAGCGGATGCTGCAAGGAAACAATCAGAAACTCAATTTCAATTTACAAAAACAGCATTGGCTGATGTTCTTAATTTACCACAAAATACAACATCAAATACAACATTAGATACAACATTAGATACAACATTAGATACAACAGATACAGTCGATGATGAAGAAACACCTTCGCCACAAGATTCAACTAAGCCTAAATTACCCGATTCAACTACTATTATTATTGCTGTTGTTGTATTAATACTATTTTTATTATGTAGTAGTAGTTTGAGTTTAGTAGTTGCTAAAAAATAATAAAAAATAATAAAAAATAATAAAAAAAATAAAATGAAAATTGTTGTTATATTTATATTGCTTTAATAAAAATATAATTTATCTTATTTATATATAGAATGGTATATTATATATTGTTATTGTTATTCTACTTGTTTTTACGATTTTCGTATGATAAATTTTTTTTAAACAAAGAACATTATATGAATTTAAGAGTTGCAAATGAATTAGATCATAAAAGGGCTACAAAATATGCTATTAAGAAGATGTGTGAATCAAAAGGGTATTCTTGGGTTGAATTAGGTGACGAATTTACATATGATTGTAAACATACAGAAGAAACATGTAAAAAAAGTTCAGTGTATCCTACCAAAAAGGATGAGTCACCAGCGTATTATGAATGGAGAGATAAAGATAGTAAAGATGCAAAAACTTCCGCTGAAAACGACATCAATTTAACAAGTAATCAACAACAGTCGTTAAGTAAACAAATGGGGCAAAGTTCAGTTTCACAGTCACAGGAGGATATTAAGCGAGATGGTATTTGTATAATAGGTAATGAATATTTTAGAGAGACATGTGAAAAAGAAGGTTTGGATTATGATATAACTGATGGGTCTTGTAAGGTAAATAGAAAATATTGTTATAGTAAATGTTTAGCTTATTGTAACGGTGATTGTTTTCAACCTCCAGATTCTTGGACTTATGAGTTTTTATTGGGTGCTACTGCGGGAAGAGCTCTTACTTGTGCTAGTGCTACCCGTGCTTTAACTGAAGCAGCTTGTTTAGCAGATGATGCTAGTAAAGGTAGGAAAATTACGTATTAATTAATTATATTTTTTATAAATTTTATAAAAAAAATATATTTATATTTAGTAATGACGTCGGTTTTAAAGTCTGCAGCAAAGACTGGTTACAAGACTTTAAAGAAATATGGTGATGAAATTATGAGCATAGGTGGAAGTGCAGGTATGAGTGCAGGTACAGGTGGAGATGCTCCGACTGTAATTAAAGATGTTGCACAATCCATTGCACAAGAAGTTGCAGAAAAAGCTATAGTTCAGACGGCATCCAAGACAGTAGCATCTCTTGGTGCTAAAGCGTCTGCTTCTTCAGCAGCAGGGCCTATAGGATGGGCTGTTATGATTATTCAACTAACATTTGCAGCTTTAGACATGTTATGGAATCCGTTTCAATCATACTATAATAAGGATTTAGCACAAATGAAGGAAACGATTGATGTTAGTATCCGTAAACAATTTTTAGAAAATGGATCTGATTATCCATTGGAAATTAAACCAAGTGTAATGCCTTCTACCGATGAAGAAATAGATGAATATTATAAACTAAAAAAAGAATATTATGAAAATAATGGTTTGATTTCATCAGAAGAGGTTTTTAAAGAAGAAAATCTGTATAATGAAATCAATTCATTACAAAGAAATATGCGAATTGCTTTGAATCCTTTATATGATAATATTAATCTATATTCTGGAACAACTCAAAACATCGCTTTATTAATTGCCACAGCTGCCGCAAAAAAACGTGGTTATGGCAAAAAATTTTCTAAAGCAATTGATTTAAAGAATTATAAACCTTCTACACCTTATAAGAAATATGTAACTTGGTTAAAGTTTAATTGGCAATTGCTCGTTAGCATCAGTGTGATTCTCATCCTTATTATATGTAGTTCAATGCTTTTATTTTTCGTATAAAATATTTTTTTTGTATTATATTTTTTTTGTATTATATTTTTTTGTATTATATTTTTTTTTGTATAGTAATTATATATAATGCACGTGTTTCCTATTGTAGAACATTATATAGAACATGCAACATTTTCTAAAGCAAGTACAGGGAGATTTCTTACAAATGTAGGTGAAGGTGTTAAAAAAGGAGCTGGTAAATTAGGTGAAGGTGTTAAAAAAGGAGCTGGTAAAATAGGCGATAAAGTAACTGAATTATCTAAAAAGATAGACGATAAAGTAGCTAAAGTATCTAAAAAGATGGACGATCTTGTTGATACTGGTGCTAAAAAGATAGACGATGTTGTTGATACTGGTGCTAAAAAGATAGACGATGTACCACCTCCTTATAGTAAAATTGATGGTGGTGCTAAAAAGATAGACAATGTTGCTGATACAGTACCAAAAGATTCAAGTGAATTTAGTAAATTTCTCTCTAAAAACAAGGGTTGGATTATAGGTGGGACGACGCTAGGTGCTATTGCTACAACTGCTGCTGTATTATCTGAAAAAATAAATAAAACAGATTATACTATTACTTCTATTAAAAAAGATAGTACAGATCCTTCGAAAACAGTTGTTACTTATACACCTGAAGATATGTTTACGAAAAGAGATAGTATAATGATCAGTAGTTCAAATTCTGATCCAAATATTGATGGTGAATATTCCATTCAACCTATAAGAGGAGGATCAGTTAAAATTAACAAGGAAATTTCAAAACAAGGTAATTATGGAATTATGAAATGTTACACTAGTGTTTCTAACCAAACAACACAAATTATTAATGATATTACTAAACCTGTAACTACTACAGTTGCTGGTATAACAGGAGGTGTAATAACTGATGTTGTTGGTGATATAATACCATCTACATTGCAGAGTTTTGGTTTTGGGGGTCTAGGAAATGTACCTGTATTTTCGTGGATTGCATGTGTTCTTTGTATTATAATATTAAGTATGTTACTAATGCTCGTAATTGTGATTTAATTTGAAATAAATAATTTATGTAGTAAATAATATATTAATGTATAAATATATTATTTTGATAGCAATCGTATTAATCGTATTTGTTGTTTATTTCTCACTTACAAAAAAGGAATCCTTTACTAATTTCGAATCTATGCAGGAAAAAGACATTCTGCCAATTTATAAAAATGTTACACCTGAACAAATGGTCGATTTTTTTGGTGGTATAGATCAATTTGCTGCTATATTAGTTGCAAATGATGTACCAGTCAAGTATTTAACTGACCCTAAACAATATCCTAAGATAGCTAGTTATTTAAAGTTAAAACTTGAATAATCGATCTTGTGATCTTGTAATATTGTAATATTGTGATCTTGTGATCTTGTGATCTAGTTGAATAATATATATCGGTATTAAATTTGCGTTGAAAAATATTAATTTAAAACTTTGCGATTTAATAAAAGAAAATGAATACTACAGAATCAGTTACTTCTATAGAATCTTTTTTGGATGAATTTAATAAGTTAGATAAACTTTATAATGAAGCTCAAACTATATTGGTAAAAGAAAATCGTACAGACAATGAAAAATATTTACAATGTATTCAAATGTCAAAGAATTGTATAAAATTTTTAGATGAATTAAACCCATTTGTATCATATAGACATAAAAAGGAGATTATAAATACATATTATATTAGTGCAGAATTGTTAATTAGAACTGTTGGATTACATATGAATAGAAAAGATGGGTTTAATCAGGTTGAACTTAACACGTTATATATGGCTATAGCTCATTTAAAGAAAGTATTGAATTTGGAGCCTTTTAATAGACGTTCTATGGAAATATTTAAAACCATATTTTTGTACTTGACAGTGTTTAATGCAAATGCTGAAGAGAATTTGTCATTATTAAATCAAGTTTTAGTAATAGATCCTTGTGATTATCAGTTGCATTATAATTTTGGTTTTATGTATCATAGAGCTAACAAATTGGATAGTAGTGTGTATCATTATAAATTAGCAAATGGTATTATTGATTTACAGATGAAACTTGCAAAAGATAAAAATGAGATTAATATTTTAAAGCAATTCAAGATAAAATGTTTAAATGGTTTGGGCAGTGTTTATTTTACAATTCAAGATAGAGAGACTGCATTATATTTCTTTAATTTGGCATTTGAAATTGATCCAAATGATCCAGATGTGAATAATCAAATCGGTGTTGTGTATACAGAACAAAGACTTACAGAAAAAGCAATTGAACATTATATGCGTGGAATTGAAAATTATAAAAATGCACATATTTCAGTTGACAAAGATATGTTGATTGCGAGTATGTATATGAATATGGGTTTGGCTAAATGTTATGAATGTGATTTTGTTGGTGCTATTGATGGATATAACAGGGCATTGAAATATAAACCACGTTTATCACTTGCATATCAAAACAAGTTGTTGGATTCTAATTATATATCACATTTGATAGAGGATCCTATGTATATAGCTAGGATTCACAAAGCTATTAATAAGATATATCCAGTTGTGATTGATGATTACAAGGTGTCTTGTCCAGATTACAAAGTTAAAGGTGAGATTGTAAAAGCTGAAAGTAAAGTAGATTTGGTTAAAACAAAGACAAAATTGAATATAGGTTTTGTTTCTGGTGATTTTATTTGTCATCCTGTTAGTTATTTCTTACATAGTATTTTGAGACATCTTAATTATGATTTATTTAATGTCACTTGTTATTCTGTAAAAGTTGTAAAATTGGAAGATATGTTTCCAAAATGCAATTGGGTGGTTGTTAAGAATATGTCAAATGAAGATTTGAAAAAGAAAATTCAAAAGGATAATATTGATATTTTATTTGATATGTCTGCTCATACGGGTGATAATCGGTTGGATACATTTGTATTGAAACCAGCTCCTATTCAAATTAGTTATTGTGGATATCCAAATTCGAGTGGTATTAAATCGAT